CCTGCAAGTGGTGAAGAGTTTATCTTACACATTGTAGTTGGAAACAGCTCAGCTTACTAAGGAGTTTTAAGATGATTATACCTGATAACAAAAAGACGGTTTCAATCATCTTGTCAAAAATGAAGCCTGGTGGTGGTGAAAGCCGCCAGGATGTTGTGCCTGAGCAGGCCATTGATGATAAAGATGAAGCTCTAAAAGCTATTGCAGAAGATATGATCAAAGCATTCGAGGATAAGTCTGCTATGGATTTAGTCTCTGCTTTAAAGGCTTTCTGGCATCAGATCCAGCTAATGGATGAAGAGCAAGACGAAGCGCAAGAACAATCAGAAGCTGAATAGGGGTGAACCATGGCAACAACCATGTCACTATTGGATCTTAGAACAGCAGCCAGACAAAGATCAGATATGGTTAACGATCAGTTCATTAGCGATATTGAGCTGACTTCGTATATTAATCAGAGCTACTTTGAGCTGTATGATTTACTGGTGCAGAAGTATGGAGACAATTATTATGTCGCTAATCCTTACACAATCAGTACCGATGGAAGTAATCAGTTTTTTTCTCTCCCTACTGATTTTTACAAGCTTCTTGGTGTTGATCTGGCTCTTAGCAACACTAACGACTCTTTCGTCACCATCAGACCATTTAATTTTTCTGATAGAAATCGTTATGCTGTCCCTAATTTTCAGTCATTTTATGGCGTAACTAACATGCGATATCGCTTAAACGGCGATAAGCTTTGGCTAACTCCAACACCTGCAGGCAATCAAACAATCAGAGTGTGGTATGTACCTAAGCTAACAACTCTGTCTGCTGATGGTGATACTGTTGATGGTATCTCTGGCTGGACTGAGTACATCATTGTAGATGCTTGTATTAAAGCACTTGCTAAGCAAGAGAGTGATGTAACGGTGTTTGCTTTACAGAAGGCAGAGCTGATTAAGCGCATAGAGAATGCTGCTGAGAATAGAGACGCTGGTAATCCTGCAACTGTGGGAGACACTCAGTTTTCTGATCTATGGTGGCCAACAGGCTCTGGCAGTGGTTACGGCGCAGGAGCATTTTAATGAGAAGCTTTAGCAAGGTCCAAACAACTGATCGAGTAGTCAATCAGTTACAAGACAACATTGCTAATGCTCTCTCTCCAATTCTAAAGAACCCTCAAGTAGACGGTTATATCTTGAGCAAAGTGACGTTAGTATCTGGCAGTAATTCAATTAATCACGGGCTAGATAGAGAACTGCAAGGCTGGTTTATTGTTAGACAAAGGGCCAGCGCTTCAATCTATGATGCTCAAGATAGCAATACAACTCCCCAAAAAACCCTTATGCTTACTTCAAGCGCGGGTGTTGTTGTTGATATCTATGTATTTTGAGGTGATCAATGGCTTTAGAGAAGCAAAACATATCCATTTCTTTCGACAAGGGTGTAGACACTAAACGAGACCCTAAGCAGATTGCTTTAGGTAAGCTACTTGTTCTTAAAAATGGGTTCTTTAAGGCGATTAATAAAATTCAAAAGCGCTATGGCTTTGACAGGCTTGCGCAGTCTGGTGAGATGTCATCAGGCAATATGATTGCTCCATATGCCAACGAACTAGTTGGTTGCGATGGTGCTAATGTTTATTCATACTCTGCTAGCGAAGCTAAGATGGATATTAAAGGAAGCAAAGTTGCCGTAGGTGTAGCTAATCAGAGTATTGTAGCTAATAACTATAATCAATCAGATGCAGACAGTGCCATTAACTCCAACATTCAGTGCTTTGTTTATGGTGATTCATCAACAAGTGCTGCTAAGTACACGATTATTGACTCATCAACTGGGCAAAAGATTGTGGACAATGTGGATGTGTCAACAACTGCATATTATGCTAAAGTTAAAGCCATCGGTTCTTACTTCGTTATCGTTTACATCGACTACTCAGACAATAAGCTTAAGTATAAAGCGATAAACATAGCAACACCGACCACACTTGGTTCTGCTGTTACTATTGCTACAGACATTACATCTTACTTTGTGTTTGATATCGCAGTACTTGGATCAACTATGTACATTGCATATGATTCAAGCTCTGGTGTTGGCCTTTATTCATTATCAAGTGCTCTGTCGTTATCTGCTAAGACCACAGCAACAGCACAGGATGCAAACTATGGCATTGCCGTATATACAGACTCAGTGCTTAACGAGGTATGGGTTAACTACGTTAGATCAACCCTTGGCATTAGATACTTCGTGTATAACTCAACTCTTTCTACTCAAGTGCTGGCACCCACTAGCATTGAGACAGTGGCAGACAACTTTACTAATATTACTGGCTATGCATCAAATGGTTCAGGCTATGGCCTTTGGACAGGGGTTGCTCAGACCAATCTGACTTATGACTCAAACACTTTAGAGACTAGCTATGTTCGCAAGATGACTCTAACAAGAACTGGAACGGTGGGGACACCAGAATATCTAAACCGTGGGGTGTTCATCTGTGGTAAACCATTTGCCTATGGCTCTGACACTTATTATCTGGCCGGAAGGTACTCACAAGAGCAGCCAACATACTTCTTAATCAACAGCTCTGGGGTTGTGGTGGCTAAAGCTACTCAAGACAATTCAAACCCATACCCACAAGCTGGTAAGCACATCAGCGAATCAAACACAGTATCAAGTGACGTGTTTATGATAGCTGGGGCTTATAAAGAGAATCTTAACGTAATCTCAGGCGTTGCTTATGCCCAGTCATCAATACAGGCGATGACGTTTAACTTTGGACAAGCCTTGGTTAATCAGGCCATCGCCAATAACCTTCACATCTCAGGCGGTGTGCTTTCAATGTATGATGGCTCTAGCATTGTTGAGCATGGATATCATCAGTATCCTGAGAATGTATATGTAGGACCTCAAACTGGCCTTGGCTCATTAGAGGTTGGATCATCTTACTCATACAAGGTGTGTTATGAGTGGACGGACAATCAAGGTCAGATCCATAGATCAGCTCCTAGTACTGGCAATAGCAAGACCGCATCATCAACTGTTGTATTGCCAGTGGCCACATCAACTGCAGGATCTGATACTATTTCAACATCGTACAACCCAACGGCTTATAATGTAGCTATCGGGATGGCTATATCTGGGACTAATATTCCAGCAAACACCTACATTGTAGGGCTCGACACTGGGGCTATTAAAATGTCTGCAAATGCCACTGGCTCTGGTGCTACGATACCGACAGTAACTAGGAACCTAACTAGTGCCTCGAGTACAATTAGTGGCTATCCTTATGTATCCCTTACCTCAATGCCTTATATGCAGTTTTATGCAGTAGAGACCGCTCCTCAATCTACATCGATACTAGTAGATCCTGACTTTGCTCAGATCTTTAGACACGACATGGAGCTTTACAATTTAAGCAACGGTACGTCTATCAATGTTACCTCTGGGTATACTGGCTTTACTTATGGTCCGGGTGGCATGGCTTTAATACCTACGACATCAGTTGGTGCGATTGCATCAGCTCCATATGTATTGATTAACAGGGTTTATGCTACTTTCACTTCTGGCACTAATACCTTCACAATCTCAGCAACTGATCTAGATAGAATAGGCGTTGGCGCATCAATTAGAGTGGGCACAACAGTTCACACTGTTACTAACATTGTAGGAACAACTGTAACAGTTAGCCCCAACTTCGCATCTACTACCAATAACTGCCTGGTCTATTTTCCAGGATCATTTGCCCTTAAAGTTGGACAGAAGGTAACTAACTCTGGCTTTACTGGAACTCCAAAGGTTATTACGGCTCCAAGATCTTATTCTTTTGGCGCTCCTAACTGGTATGCAACTCTTGATGCTAATGCAACTAGTACAGTTACAACTCAGCCACTAACTGTAAGTAATGTCGGAGCTAGCTTTCTAGCTTTCCCCACACTAAGGCTTACACAAAAGTCTAATGTTAGATGTGTAATCTACAGAACAGAGGCGGGTGGCTCTCGTTACTACCAAGTAACATCAGTGACTTTGCCTTTACTGAACGTAACCACGAATGATTTTGCATATTACTTCGATGCTATGTCAGACACTGCCCTTGTTGGTAACAACGTATTGTATACCGATGGCGGAGTGCTTGAGAATGATCCACTACCTGCAAGCAACATTATGACTACATACAAAAACAGGATTATTGCTATACCCAGTGAGCATCCGCTTACTTGGTGGTTCTCTAAGCAAGTAGTGCCCGGTGGTGTAGCTGAGTTTAGTGCGTCTTTCGTTAAGAACATTGATCAAAGAGATGGGGCAATCACAGGACTTGGGGTGATAGATGAAAAGCTATTGTTATTCAAGGCAAACTCAGTGTTCTGTGTGGTTGGCGACGGCCCTAGCCCTTCTGGTTTTAATGATGATTTTATCGATGCCCAATTGGTTACAACAGATGCAGGATGTGCAAACCACAAGTCAATCGTGCGAACACCTGCTGGATTAATGTTCCAATCATCTAAAGGTATATACCTAATGGATAGGTCTTTAAGTGTTAACTATGTTGGTGATGCCGTAGAGGCATACAATGCATATACAGTAACCTCATCAAAGCTTATCAGTACCTTAAACCAGGTTAGGTTTACCATGAGCAATGGTGTTGTGCTGGTTTATGATTACTATGTAGGGCAATGGTCTGTGTTTGATTCAATCTCTGCAGTTGATTCATGCGAGTTTGGCGGACAGTTCACATGGCTTAAATCAAACGGTAAGATCTATAAAGAAAACCCAAGTGTGTTTACAGATGATGGAGCATTTATTCAGCTTTACATCCAAACCGGATGGATACAGATGGCAGGCATTCAGGGCTTTCAACGTATCTATAAAGCTCTGCTGGTTGGTGATTACAAGTCACCTCATACTCTAAACTGTGAGTTAACCTATGACTTCGTGTCTACTGTGGCTCAGACGATTACAGTACCAGTGGCCAGTGCACCAAGTGGTGTGCCGTATCAGTACAGGCTGTTTCCATCTCGTCAAAAGTGTGAGGCAATGCAGTTTACTTTATATGACACTCAGTCGCCTAGTTACGGTGAGGGATTAAGCTTGTCTGCTTTAAGTTTTGAGGTTGGAATCAAGCGAGGACTAAACAAAGTATCGGAGAGCCAATCATATGGTTAGAGCTTACACGGAAGATGACTATAAATTCATTGTGGAATGGATGGAGTCACGCGCTCTTGATCCGTTGCCACGAGATGTAATCCCAGAGGTGGGTGGTATTGTTGATGGTATTGCTTGTGGCTTTATCTATAAGACAGACTCAAAGATGGCCTACATGGAGCATTACATCTCTAATCCATTTGCAGAGCGCCATGCGAGAAAGCAGGCCATGCAGATGGTTACTGCTTATTTAATTAAGCAAGCAAGAGATGCTGGGTTTAAGTATCTATATGCAAGTAGTGATAAGACGACTATTTGCACTTTGGCAAAAGAGAACGGTTTTAAATATATTGGTAATCAATTAGCCTTTTTGAAGGAGCTTTAATATGAGCAGTGTAACAAGTGTAATCGGTCAGGGTGGCGGCATTCTTGGTAATCTTGTCGGCGGTGTCGCAGGCGGTATTACTGGTGGTGTTGTAAATGCTGGTGAGCTTAACAATCAATATCAAGGAATGTTAACACCAGAACAGAAGCAACAGCTTGTTCAGGCATTAATGCAACAACAGCAAAACTTAGGCAATGTTACTAGTCAGCAGAATCAACTTGCTCAAGTGTTGCAAGCTCAGCAAAAGGGCCAAGGGCCAAGTGTAGCAGCATTACAGCTTAAAGATGCAATGGATAGAAACGCTGCTATGGGTGCTGGTCAGATTGCTGCGCAAAAAGGAATTAACACAGGTCTTGCTCAGAGATTGATTAACCAAAACATGGCCAACACTCAGCAGGCTACTGGTGGTCAAGCAGCTCTACTTAGAGCACAAGAGCAACAACAGGCAACGGCCAATCTAGGTAACCTATATAATCAAATGGGTACTATGGGAATTGAGAATCAAAGATCATTATCTGGTGTGATTAATCCGTCTCAACAGGTTGAGGCTGAGACATCTAGACAAAATGCAGCTCAAAGAGCACAGATTGCTGGTGGGCTAATTAACGCTGGTGGTGGTATTGCTGCTGCTGCTAAAGGTGCTGCTCATGGTGCCTATGTTGGTGGGATTGCTCTTCATCCTGGTGACAACAAGAAGAACGACATAGTTCCGGCGATGCTCTCACCTGGTGAGATTGTAATACCTAGATCTAAGGCTAATGATCCAGACAAAGCTAAGGAGTTTGTAGAGGCTCTGCTTTCTGAGAAGAGAAAGAAAGAGACTTCATATAGTGATGTATTGAAAGCTAAGAAGAGAGGTTAATATGTACGAATATATTTCAGATGATGAGCATTCATATACTCTCAAAGGCAAAGACGGCAAAGAGTTTAAGGTAGCTAAGCAAAGCATTTCTGATGCTATTCATGGCAAGATTACCAACATGAAGCCAGTAAAAATGGCAAAAGGTGGTGAGGTTCCAGCTGCTCTTGATCCTAACTTTCAACCACAAGAACAGTCTCCGTTAATGCCAAATCTAAGCGCACCTATTCAAATGCCAGCACAGCCAGTGCAGCAATTCAAATCACCAGATCCAGGGGTGATAAGTGATGAACAGTGGAACCAGCTAAGTCCAATTGATAGACAAAGCTATTTAGATCCATTGCATGCCAAGGCTGATCAGTCGCCATTAGGTAAGATTGGATCATTCATTGGTGATGTTGCAGGACAATGGAGACAAGAAAAGCAGCAACAGCTTGAACAGGCCGGGGCTATTAATAAGCCTTTAGAGGTTCCACAAGTTGAGACCCCAGAGATGGCGCTGCAAAAGCAATTACAAGCTCAAAGTCAAATGCCGGAAGTGGGGAAAAATTCAGAAAATATGGTCAACCTTCCTCAATCTCATACATTGGGATTAATGGAAGGATATAAAGCTCCGTTGATGGCTAATGCTAAGATTCAAGAGGATATGTACAAACAGCAGGCAGATATCTATGGCAAGATGGCTGCACAGGCTGATGAATTCAAATTACAGGCAGAGGCTCAGCAAAAGGCTAAGCAAAAGGTTGGCGAAGAGTACGACAAGCTATTTAACGACGTTAGGGATCAAAAGGTTGACCCATATAAGGTATGGAAGGACTCGAGTACTGGCCAGAAGGCTGGGATTGTTGTTGGTATGCTATTAAGTGGTATAGGCCAAGGGCTACAAGGTCCTGGTGCCACTAATATGGCTATGGATGCCTACAACAAACAGGTTGATAGGTCTATCGAAGCTCAGAAGATGGAGCTTGGTAAGAAAGAGAATCTACTGTCTGTTAACTTAAGAAAGTATGGAGACTTGCAAACAGCAGAGGCTGCAACCAGAGCTGCTTATTTGACCGCACTTGGTGCTAAGGTAAGTCAGGCGGCGGCCATGGCTCAAAGTGCTGAGGCTAAGAACAATGCCAAACTGCAAGATGTGCAAATAAAAATGCAAATGGCTCCGTTGCTTTATCAGATACAAGGCACGATGGCCAAGGCCATGGTGTATGGCAAAGCTGGTGGCGGTGCTGGTGGTATTCCAGTTAGTCAAGAGCCGTATCAATTATTGGCAGATCCTGATTATGCCAAAAAGCGTATTGTTGTTGATGGCAAGGTCTATCAAGCAACGGATGATGAAAGTGCTAAAACACTTCGCAATCTTCAAAGTGAATATGAGCCAGTTAAGAAGATGGTTGGTGAGCTTAATTCATTAGTGGGTAATCCTGCTGCCTTAACCAAAGGTACAAATGAGAATCTTAGAGCAACAGCGCTTAGGTCTTATTTAATCCCAAGGATCAATGCAATGCATGGGCTTACTCGCTTAAGTGAAGAGGACATTAAGACTATGGGTCAGCAGTTAGCAGATCCAACGGCATTCACAGAGTTTTTAAACGGCAAAGCCAAAAATGCTCAGTTCTTTAAGAACTTAAATGATGATCTAAATGAGAACTATAAAACTAGATTGATTAACTTTGGCGGCATGGCAGGACAAGGGTTTCAACCACTAGGTAAAGCTAAGGGGAGATAATGGATCAACCTACTCAAACACCAGGGGTTCATTTAGTTGATGCCTCTGGTAATATTGGCTTAATGCCACAAGATCAGGCCTTAGAGGCTGTGAAGTCTGGTCAGTTTCAGATTGCAACACCAGAGCAGATCCAAGATCTAAAGATGGAACAACAATACGGCGAAGGTCTTGGCAATACAGCAAGTGCATTTGGTGCAGGCCTGCTTCGTGGTGTTACTCTTGGTCTAAGTGATAAGCTATTAACAGCAACAGGTGCAGCAAGCCCAGAAGCCTTGCGAGAACTAGAACAGCGGCATGGTATTGCGTCCCTTGGTGGTGAGGCCACTGGTATTATTGGTAGCTCATTTATTCCAGGTGTTGGAGCTGCTCAGACAGAGGTTGTACCAGCTAAGATTGCATCAAAGCTTGCTGCTAGTGTTACCGAGAGGGCTTTGCCGATTGCAGAGCGCGCAGCAACTAAGCTTGTTAATCCCGAGACATCACCTTTAGTACATAAGATCTTAGCTCAAAGCGGAGCGCATGCATTGGGTTCTGCTGTTGAGGGTGCTGTTTATGGTGCAGGTCGTTCTGTTACAGAAGAAGCACTGGGAGATCCTGAGTTAAATGCTGAGAAGGTGCTTAGTAATATTGGTTTAAGTGCGATGTATGCAGGGGCACTTGGTGGCGCACTTGCGACAGGTGCAGAGGTTATCCCGCCTGTTGTGAATAAAGCAAAAGAGAGCATTAGCAAAGTTGCTGATATGCTAGGGGCTACGGCTAAAGAAGGATACGTTAAAGGATCGGCATTCTTTTCTGGTAAACCAGAAGAGTTAATCCGACAGGCGATTAATGACAGAGAGCTTGCTGCTACTTCACTAAGTGAGAAGCAAGGAATTGTTAAGGACTTTAGTGAGTCTATTCAGAAGCAATATGATGATTTATCTAAGATGAGTCAGCATGTCTCTTCTAAGGTTAGACCACAAGAGAATAGAGTTTTATTACAAGACATGGACCCAGCACTTGCGGAGGCAGAGTTAGATAAAATCAATAACAGTATTAATAGTACGATTGAAAAGCTTAAGTCAGAGCCTGATATATATCCTCAAAGCTTTGCTCGTAAGGTTGAGGTTTTCAGAGACAACATGCAAAAAAACCTGACTGCTGGTGGCACATGGGATGCTGCTGGTGCTTTTGAGGCAATTAATGGATTTAAGAAGGATATAGACCCTCTTTTGAAGTTTGAAAGACAAGCATCTATCTCTGAGAAAGATGCTATTAATGTACTTAAAGGCTTGCGCTCTGAGATTAAGGGATCATTAGAGAATGAAAATGTGTGGGGCAAGGCTGGTGTTGCACAGACAGAGTTTAATGATGCGCTAACAGAGCACTTGCATGCAGAGAAGATGTTTCGCAAGAACTTTATGAAGAAGGTTCCAAGACTTCGTGGTGGTGATGAGTATGTAGTTGATCCATCTAAGATGAGAAGCTTTTTTAGAAACATTAATAATGAAACAGGTGCAGAGAGACTTGATCTATTGTCTGAGTATCTAGCTAAGTCAGAGGACTTAATTAGTACGATTGAAAAGCGGTATGAGCATTTGCCAAATGCTGAGTTTAACAAAGACTCAGTTTCAAGACTTCTTGAAAAGAATAAGATCATTTCAGATCAAGCTGTTAAACAGGCAGAGTATCAAAACACACTTAATCAATTAGGTGCTGGCAAGCATAACGTGGGACTTGCTGAGGGTGCTGCTATGGGTATTGGATTACACAATCCAGCCCTTGGTGGTTTGATTGAGGCTTACAACATGGCATCTCATCCTGGTATTGCCATTCAGAGATTTACGGCGATTGAAGAGATGGCCAAGAAGGTTGGCAGTAGCATAGATAAAGCATCAAGCGTGTTGTTTAAACAAATGGGCAAAGGGGCTGTGAAGCTTAAGGGCTTTGAAGGTAAAGAGCTTATGCGAAAGCAACAAGAGCGTGATGACCTGCCAAAAGCGATTGGTGTGATTAAAGAACTTTCATCTAATCCTGATAAGTTTGTAGATGTGATGGAAAAGAACATTGGTCCATTAGCCGATCATGCGCCGCAAATTGCGCAGAACATATCTTACAAGGCTGGTTCTGCTGTTCAGTTCTTGCAATCTAAGCTGCCACAGATGCCACAGGCTAAGCCATTCTCTAAACCTTATCAGCTAAGTCCATCAGAGGTTTATAAGTTTGAGAGATATTACAATGTAGTTAAAAACCCAGTTGGCATCTTTGATGACATTGCAAGTGGTACTTTAACTAAAGAATCAATAGAGGCATTGTCTGCTGTTTATCCTAAAATGTATCAGGATATGAAGAGTAAGATCTTTGATCAGCTAACTAAGTATGGAACGAAGAAAGACTTCGTGTTGCCATATGCTGCAAAGATGAGTTTAAGCCTTTTCTTAGGTGAGAACATTGATGATTCGTTAAAACCTGAGACTATTGCAGCTAATCAGCTAGCGCTAAATGCTCCGCAATCAGTACAAGGTCAACAGCAGCAGACAATGAAAGGGGCAGAGGATTTACATCTTTCGGGAATGTACGCCACTGATCTGCAGAAGGCAGCTGGACGAAAGGATAAGACGGTTTGACGGTTTACTGTGGAATGTAAACCTTTGGCCACAAGCCATTAATCCCATCAGGAAGGGGGTATACATGAAAAATCAGATAGTTACCCCCGCAAAATCAAAGGACATTTATGCCGTATAAATCAGATGCCCAAAGGCGTTTATTTCATCATTTATTATCTAAGGGCAAAATCAAGAAAGAGACTGTTGAGGAGTTTGATAAAGCCAGCAAAGGTAAGAACCTTGTTGAGCATTTAGCTTATGGCGGTATTGCTGGTGATGTGTATGAAGATGGCGCAGCTCACGATGATCATGCACTTGATACAACAGGTTATGCTCATGGTGGGATAGTTAAGGAAAAGAAGGAAGATGTTAAGCCAAAGCTTGCAAAGGCTTTGATGAAAGCAAGGATGTTTAAATGAGAGTAACAAATGATTTAGTATTTAATGCACAGTCAGCTGGGGCTAGTGTTAATAGCTCAGCTGTTTATTCAGGATATATGGTTACAGCAAGTGTTCAGGCAGTAACTACAGGCACAGCTGTTGGAACATTAAAGTTACAATATAGTAATGATCCTGGTTCTCCATTAGAGAGAACAGTGCCTGCTAACTGGTCAGATGTGCCGAGTGCATCTGTTGCAGTATCAAGTGCTGGGACTTATGCAATTGGTAAGCTTGATATTAGTTACAACTGGCTACGCTTAGCTTTCACTTATACGAGTGGTGCTGGAAACATAACAACGGCGTATATACATGGATTCGGTTTTTAGAGAGCTGCGAAGGCGGTCACTGTTTTATGAAGCAATAGATCGTGTGATAGATCAGCATCTTGAGCCTGGTGAACAGGTTTGGGTGCGAAAAGGGATAGTACATGATTTGGTTTTTGATGCCCTTGGGGTAAGAATGAGTTCTCCTCTACGGAGCGCGATTAATCGAAGGATGAAAGAGCGCGGGGCAAGATATGTTAGAAAAGAAGGTTACAGATACTTCAAAGGAATGAGGTTAAAAGATGGCTCGCAAAAACACGTTGAAGTCATACGTTCTGCTCAACGCACAAAGTACGGCTTCTAGTTTTGATACATATAGCAACCCAACTAATATCGATTATCTCGATAATGTTGGGATTCAGGTTGTTTGGACAGGTACAACAGTTGGAGTGTTAGAGGTCTATGGATCTAATGATGATGCCAACGCGCAACAAGGTAAATACCCAACAAATTGGTCTAAGTTTGAGTTTGGTGCAACGATCAATGTTGATGCAACTAACTCTGATTTATTGATTCACATGAACCAGGTTCCTTACTCTTGGATTGCTTTAAAATATACAGCAACAAGTGGAACTGGGACAATGACGGCTAAATTGACCGTTAAGATGGTAGGTGGGTAATGGCATCACAAAGAGAATTTAACTGGCCAGTAAATCAGACATCTGTAAGCTCTGGTCCTATTCAATATACTAAGAATGGGGCTACTACTACGGTGTCTATTGATACGACAACACCGTCTAACTCTAATCCACTGCCAACATCAGATGCAGGATTAGCTTATCTTGGCTCGGCAAGATTAGATTATTCATTAACGAATGTAACAACTGGGGCATGGGTTCAGCTAACGGCTTCTGTTGGTGCTGCTGCTGTTTTCGGTATTACTCTATTTGACGGCGGTGGTTATGCGATGGAGCTTGGAATAGGTGGCGCTGGCAGTGAGGCTCGCGCCTTATTAATTCCGCCTGGTGGTTTTAATGGTGTTATTCCATTAAGGATTGCAGCTGGGACGAGACTTAGCATTAGAGCAGTAGGAACCGCGACGGTTAGTGCGGGTGAGATTGACATCAACTTAATGGGGTAACTATGAGAACAATATTGATTAGTCTAATGCTCGTAATGTTTACGAGGGTCGTTTATGGCGATGCTGTTATATTTTCCGGCAACGACGTTAAAGCTTTAAAGCAGAACTTGGACCTTTTTGGCACAAGCAAATTAATGGGTACGGCATCGGACCCAAGCTCAGGTGGTGGTTTAGCGGCACCTCTTAGTTCAATAGCAATGAACTATCTGACTGGGATTGCATATATCAAGACGAGCGCTCCAAATACTGGATGGTCTAGGATTATAGATACTAGCTACGCTCCTAGTGTTTACTTCAAGCAAGGTGGCAATGCCTTTGGTGCTACTGCTACTCTTGGTACTACTGATGCAAATAGTTTAGATTTTATCACTGGTGGTGTTGTTGGTATGAGCCTAGGAACGACTGGGGCTTTGACTGTAACATCTACTAATGCAAATTCTTTAGCTGTAGGTCCAGCGGGATCAACTAACCCAGTGTTACAAGTTGATTCATCAACAGCATCTCAAGCTACTGGTGTAAAAGTAACAGGGGCAGCAGCGGGCGGGGGATCAAAAATTGAAGCAATATCATCGGCAGCTAATGAGGATATAATTTTAGGAACAAAGGGGACCTCGAGTTCAGTTAAACTTCAAGTAGGTGCATCAAATAAATACGTAGCTACTGCGCAAAATCACACTTTTAGCGTTAGCTCTACGGGCACTGCTTCAACTGTAAGATTTGGTTATACCGGCGCAACTGACACCAGTTTGACAGCATCTACAGAAGCGCCGTCGGTATATTTCAACCTTGGACAGATTCGACAACACGCCACTGGCACAATGTTTCTTCAAAGAGACTTTCGAATAACTCCCTCTACTCATTCATTTGTTGGGGCTTCTGCTTTGAGTCATATGAGTGGATTCGCAGTAGACGGTGCGCCGATTGCTGGAACAAATGCGACGGTGACAAATGCCTCGGCTATTTATAGTCCGGGCAATGCAGTCGGTTCAGGAGTTACAAACTCTTATGGTTTGTACATAAATGCTAATACAGGTGCCACAAACAATTACTCAGCCATTTTCAATGGTGGTAATGTTGGTATCGGCACAAGCGCTCCCTCTGACAAGCTGCATGTCGTTTCCGGCGAGATTATGGTTAGTAGTAATACTTCAACAAGCAGTGCTGTTCATAACGGTATAAAATTCACAACGGATAATGAAACATATTATTCGGCTGTAAGGGCAAATAGAGATACGCTTTCAACTAGAATTGGACTCTCTTTCTTGACGGCGAACGGAGCTGCGCCAGTTGAAACAATGAGAATTAATTACGCAGGTTACGTTGGAATTGGCACGGCAGCGCCTTCGTACCCTTTAGATGTGCAAGGGGTAATAGAAGCAAAAGGAACAAATAGTATATTATTAGATCCATCAAGTGGTTTGATATATACCGCCACAGGATTGGTAAACTTAGCAACTGGAAACAATGCAAGAATGCAGGTTTTAGCTGCCGGTCCGTTTATAGAAAGAAACATAGCAGATGCCAATCCGGCTTTATTAATAAGCAACACAAGCGCAACTTCGACAGGTGATATTACTCAATTTAAATCAAATGGAACTGTTAAAGCTAGATTTACTTATGCCGGTAATTTAGGGATTGGGATAGCTGCTCCAACAAGCAATATACATCAAGACGCTGGCACTGCTACTGCTACATATCATCAGTTTACAGCAGGGACAACGACTGGACAGACTATAAGTGATGGTACCTTGATTGGCATTGATGCCAGCGGCAATGCAATATTTAATAATCAAGAGGCATCTTATATTAACTTTCTATCAAGCAATACCCAGAGAGCTAGGATTACTGCTCTTGGTTCTTTGGTGGTTGGTAATAACTCAAGTGCTCTTGCGACAAATGCAACAGATGGTTTCTTATATATTTCATCAAGTGCCGGTGCTCCTACTGGGACTCCAACGACTCAGACTGGCTCAGTTCCAGTGCATGTGGATGCAACAAACAATGCAATGTATATGTATACGAATGGCGCATGGCGCGGAGTTAACAACTCTGCAGTACAGGGCTCACGTCAAACAGGTACTAGCATGAGTGCAGCTACTGCTATTACGCCTGCATTGGGTGTTAAATCAGTTGCATTTGTTGTTGGTAATGGCGGAGCTGTTACAATAACTGCATCACCACCTATTACCACTACTGGTATGATTGTTGGCCAAGAGCTTAAGATCTGTGGGACGGACAACACTAACACAGTTACTTATAATAATAGCGTGAACTTGGTTTTAACTGGTTCTGCAACATTAGGAAAAGATCAATGTCTAAATCTTATGTATGCTGGAACTGATGGAATAAATTCATCATGGATTGAAACAGGGAGAAGCTTCTAATGAGAAAGATTATATTATTGCTATCGTTACTGACAACGGTATCGCATGCGCAGTTTGATACAAGAGCAATTGAGACTAAGGTGATTAATGGTGTCTTTGGATATCGTAATTTGATTACTAATCCATCATGCAAAAGGAATGTGGCAGGGATTACTGGCTCAAGTGTGGCAGCAGTTAGAAATACTACAACTGCACTTGATGGCATAACAGATTGTACATGGAACCCGACAGCGACTTCTCAGACATTGACTTATGCTTATGACTCTTTGCCAGCAGGGCTAAAGGGACAGAACTGTGAAGCTAGGATCTTATATCTTGGTGATGCGTCACTGGTTAAGGCCAATGTGCAAATCAACTCTGTTAATGTTGCAAGTGATTTGCAGTTAACTAACAGTGGAACGAATGCAGCAGTGGCATCAATTAATTATCCATGTGGTGATGGTTCAACTGCTACTACACTTGTGCTTACCTCAACAGGTGATGCGGCCAATGTACAGTATGCAGTCTATGGTGGTCAGGCTATTAATTTAAATTCAGGATCTCAGGTTACTCCATGGGTGGCTTACACTCCGACGGTTCAGGGGTTTGGTACATTAACCAATGTTTCAGTATTTTACCGTATTGTTGGTGGTAATATTGAGATTCAAGGTAAATTCCAGGCAGGTACTGTAACTGCTTCAGAGGGCAGAATATATTTACCAACTGGTTACACATCGGCAGATACGAATCGTATTGCAACAATACAAGCGGTTGGTCACTGGTGGCAAGCTAATCCAACTGTTGCACCTGGTGCTATTTTAATTGAGCCAAGTGTTACTTATGTAACTCTGGGATCTGGTTCTTCTAGTAACAATTCATTTACCAAATTAAATGGTTCTGGGGTTTCTGCTTCAAATGAATTAGTTGGTTTTTTTGCTTCTGTGCCATTAAGTGGTCAAGGTATCGGCACCACAATTTCTTTAAATGCTGGCCCTGCATCTTGGTCTGGTTATCATGCGACTGATTGTGCTTGGACAACTTCAAGTTCTTCGTTTGCCGATCCTGGTGCTGATGCTTCTTGTACTTTCACAGAAAGAACTAATCGCAATTTTGGAACAGTGACAAGCGCTGGATCTAAACTACCTGGAATCGTGTTTACTCCGCCATCAACTGGCCGTTATTATATCTGTGCACTTGCTCAGGCGTCTAATGATACTTCATCAAACTATAGTGCTTATAGTATGACGGATGGTACGACTGAGATTGCGCAAGGATCTTCTAGATATCCTAATATTATATCAACTCCGATCTGTGGTATTTACAATGCGGCAAGCGTTGCTTCAACGACTATTAAGTTACAGCTTAAGTCTATTGCTGGTGGTAATGCGATTATTGATGGATCAAGATCAAATGCGATTGAGTGGTCAATTTATTCATTAGATCAGGCTTTTCCTGCACCTGTATTAGTTGGATCTATTACGTCTAACTCAACTGGTGCAGAGAGATTAGAGAGGGCAGCTGTTACATCAACATGCTCAGCGTCTCCGTGTACAATTGCAAGTCAGTCTGGATCTTGGTTAACAAATATCACTCGCGCATCGACTGGGAATTATTCTATTAATTTTGCTGCTGGTATGTTCAGTGCTGCGCCGACATGTAATATAATTGCAAATGGATTGATTGCGACAATTAACACCAATCCAACTACGAGTGCAGTTGTTATAGATACAAAAAATACAGCAGGCACGAGCACTGATGCACAGTTTTTTGTACAATGTATGGGACCAAGATAAGAGGGGGTTTTATGTTTTGGAGTTATGTATACAATTTACCAACAGGTGCTGTGGCTAGTTACTGGCAATTAGTGTCTTTGTATGTGTCTGTAGGTAATGGCCAAGCGATAGCAAAGATTAGGGGCTATGTTGATGAGGCTGCATTCTTAGATGGAAAGTCTGCATTACTAGAGCAAGAGGTAACTTTTCCTGTATTGCAAATAGATACAGATGGACAGTTATTTCAAGCAGTAAAGATGTTGGCAGCTGGGGCACAATTAGAGCAGTTTCCTAATCAATAGGTCTTGTTATGAATGAGCAAGCTTTTGAATTACTCTTAGAGATGCACAGAGAGAGCGACAGAAGGCAGGAGCGAATTGAGCATAAGGTTGATGAGCTTTTAGCTTTCAAGTGGCGGATGTTGGGCGGGACAATTGTTGTGAGTATACTTTTTAATTTAGGATTGTTCTTATTTAAAGGTGGATAGCATGATGCATTTAGATTGGGCTCAGTTGATACATTATGTATTGATTTTCGCGTATTCGTTGCTTGAGTATTGGATAGGTAAGAATAAAAACATTGAGTCAAACTCAGTGATAGAGTTTGTTTTAAAAACCATTGGTCAATTATTGATCAAGAACAAAGAGGAGTAGGTATGGTTAAGCCATTTGACCCAGCAGATTTAGTAGAGAAGTTAAAAGGTAAGGGCCTTGTTATTGCTGAGGAGGGTGTAAAGATCCTTGAGGATGCATTAATTGAATGGATCAAAGAGAGTGTTGTAGCAAGTGAGACAAAGCTTGATGACATTGCAGTACCAATCTTGGATGCATTAAAGCCATTTATCGATGCACAAGTTGCAAAGATTGACGGTAAGTAAATGAATTTAGACAGCATCATATCTGAGATAGAGAAGGATGCGGTACAATGGGGGGTTAAGCTTGTGATTGCACAGCTTGGCCTTACCTCATGGGCTGCTATGCCTATTGTAGGACCGTTGCTGTCTATGTTTTTATCTAAGATCGTTAAGATGATCGTAGATGGAATAGATTTGATTGCGTACTACAAGTATAAGGCAGTGATTAATAATGCTCAGGCGGTGGCTTACCAGGACGCTGTATATGCGACGATTAAGGCTACTGAAAAAGGGGACATGGATGCAATTAACAAGGCGCGGGCTGAGCAAATTGCTCGGTTCAATACTCTGTTTAGTTATACTCACTAGCTGTTATGATACTCCCCCTGATATTGCAGGATGCACGGCTATGCCATCTGTAGAGTACTATAAGATGCGTGACTTGTTTTATAAGCTCTGTGAGCAGGATGCAACGTGTACACCAAAGCTTAGCTCGTGGAAGGCCAAAGAAGTTACATGGGCCCCACCTATGGATTCTGCCTATTGCACTCATGTGATAAGTGGGAATGGTTATGTGGTTGATGCATCTCATCCGTTTCCTGGTGGAAAGAGTCTAAAAGAATTATTAACCTCAAGTGTGTACTTACCAGCTAAAGAGTCGTGGGCACCATTTAAGACATGGATACAGACAGTGTGCCATAAGACAAAAAAGTGTGGAAGTGATATAGGTAAGTGGAGTGACAACCTTGATAAGATTGAGAAGCAGGCAGATAGATAGTCTGCATAACGTGCATAATTATGCATA